CTTATATGTTTCTACTAAGCTAGCGTATAATAATAAATCTTGGGCATATACAGAAACATAGCTCGTACTTGTTGTGCTTGATGTAATACTAGCAGGTTGCTGTAAATAAGCAATATTAATTGTGTAATTAGAATTAGGCGTTGGAGCTACAAACCAGTTAACAGCGTTCCAATTAGCCCAATATTTAGGTTCTGAATAAGAACTAGTAGAACTAGGGTTAGAATTATATTCTGCCATCCAAGAACTATCTTTTTGGATTAAATTACTAATATTCCCACTTGAATCTATTAATTCTACATATCTAATATTTCTAAGACCTGTTGGAACAGATATTACAGTATTGCCTACAACAGTAACTGCTGATGCGTATAATTTATAAGCATCAATATTTACTTCTCTATAAATTCTATTTTCAGCGTTTTGTACAATTGTTGCAAGTGTAGTGCTAGTAAGTCCATTACTATCTACTTCTGTATAACTTTGTATTGCTGTTGTTAATTCTCCGTAATTCATAATTATATTGTTTGCGCTGTTACTTTTCCGCCACCAATTACTGTATCATAAGTTGCAGTTCCTGAATAGGCATTAAAGGTATAATTATTTGCATTAACAACTGTGATAACATAACCAGTACTCGTTGCTAGTACATCCACACTAAATCCAACTGAACTATTAAAATTATTTAAAGCATTAACATTTGCAAATACAACTCTATCTCCAGTTACTCTAGTATGATTAATTTGACTTACATTAATTGTTGAACTTCCTGTAGTTATTCTAAAAGGATTTTCTGCAAGTTCTACAGCTGATGGACCAATACTAACATCTGTTCCACCAAAAAATCCAGTAGCAGATGCTGTGTTAGGTAAATTAATACTATAAGTATCTGAACTAACAGAAGTTAAAGTATATCCAAGTGTAGTTGTTAAAACTGGAATTGAAAAACCATTTCCTGATAATGCTCCTGTTATAACAATAGATGTTCCAAGTTTATTACCATGACCTGGATCATTGATTAAAATAGTCGAGCTTCCAGCTACTGAATAAAAAGGATTATTAGCTAATTGAACTAATACTGCTGGTTCAACTCTATCTGGTCTTGCATTTAATAAACCTTGTGGATCATTTCCAGGAATTTTTGGTTCTAATTGAGGTTGTTTAGGTTCATATTCTGAAATATGTACAAATGATCCATTCCATTCTGTTACCATCTCAACATAAGGAAATCTTTGTCCTGAACGATCAGATATTGCCCATGCTTTCTTACCTGTGGCAAACGTAGTCATTATAATCCATCTCCAAAATAAGATTTTGGTGAAACAAATAAAGATGTTCTTTGACCATCTTCTAATAAAGCTCTCTGTAAATCATCTTCATATAATATTCTTAAAGCTTCAATTCTTTCAGGTGCATGTTTAACAGATAAATAATAAGCAAGACCAGAATTTAATGCTGGTAAAAATCTAAATACAACATCAGGTGTATTTGTATAAGTTCCTGCATCTTCAATTCTAGCTAAATAATAAAATATAAATTGAAAATTACTTGGATTAGAAGCATTAGAATAATTAGCACCTGCAGTTTGATATAGAAAAACGCTAGGGTTTACAGTTCTTTGAACGTAGTATTGAGAAGGTGTTCCTTGTGATAATTTATTAGGTAAAGCTGCATAAGCAGATCTATCAATTTTAGATAATGAAATATCTACAGGATTTGTAGTAACTGTATTATTTCTAACATAAGCTTCTAATACATCATTAATATTATTTGGAAAATTAGTAGGATCTGCAGCGTAATTATATTCAGCTTGTCCTAATACTAATGGAACAGTTGCTTTTTGAACTTTCCATAAATGAACACCTCTGTTATCCCACTCTGATAATAAAAGATTTAAAGATCTTCTTGCTGATTTTAAATGATAACCACTTCTGCTTCCATCAATACCTAATCTTTCATAGGCTTCTTGGATAAGTTCATCAACATCTAAGTTGAAGGAAGTAGTTCCTGATGTAGTCATTGTAGACCTACTTATCTATAAATAACGTAATCGTCATGTTAGAAACTGATGTACAACCTACACCGTTATCATATAACACGCCATCTTCTGGTAAATAAATAGTTTCAATTGCGTTAGTACCAACAATAATTGGAATATAATAATTATTAGTTGTTGTAGTAGATGCAGTTGTTGCATTTACTAATGTATTAATAACTCCACTTCCAGTTGACCCTGGAGATGTTGGCTGCGCCATAATCCCTCTTACACGAGTTCTACCTGTAAAAAAAACACCGTTTGAAGTTAATGTGACCGGTTTGACATCACCTTTATATGACATAATAAGTCTCCTTGTATTTCCTAGGATCCCCGGAGAGATCCTAGAAAAGAATTAATTAGTAAGTAGAACCTGACTGTTCGCCTTTTCCACCATTATCAATTACTGTGTAAGTAATTACACCTGTAACGTTTCCTGTACCTGCTGTAGATCCAACAGAAGCTACTACTGTAGTATTAGCTGTAAGTCCTACACCTGTTACTAAAGAACCTGTAAGTGTAGTAAGACCTTTAACTCCAACTACTGCATTTGATGCAAATCCAGTTGAGTTAGTTGCAGATCCAATATTTACAGTTGCTGTTGTTGTTGTACCAGCTGCTACTACTGCTGCGAAAGCAAGAGGTATAGCACCTTGTGGTAATATAAATGGATTGTTTGCATTAACAGTTGATCCAATAGAAACTGCAGTTGCTGTTGCAGTTGATGATAAGAAAGTAATTACTTCTGACATTACTGCTACTCCTGGTGCAACACCAGAATTTTTATTTTGTCCGCCGTATGATCTTACCACACCTTGGAATGTTGAACGTGTACCCATGTTTATTCTCCTAAATTATCAATATAGTTTTTAGGCAAATCGTCTATACTACGTCTATATTGAAAGTTATGTATAGAGTTAAAATATAGCTTAATTTATTGAATAGTGCAAGAGATCCCTGCATCAAAAATGATGTTTTTTACTATATATTTGTAACTAGTCTTTAACTAGCTACTGAAAAATCAGGAGCAGCTGTCTCAACTTTAATCTGTCTGTAAGCAATTTCTGCTTCAGCCATTTTAATTTGGTTAATAACAGAACGAATCTCTTCGTCTATTCTAACCATGTTTAAAGAGTATAAACCCTCTTCAACATGAGCCTGTTCCCAATCAAGTTCTAAAAGCTTCTTCTTTTTGTAAAGAGCTTGAACGTGATCCATCTACAACCTCCTCATAGGTTATCCAGCACTTAGATTTAGTAAAAGATCTATCGCTGTCCTTAAATAATACCCCATTTTGTCCTATTTTGTCAAGGATAGCATTCTCTATACTTTCTGCTGTATCTTCAGCCTCAATATTAAAATCAGCTATATGCCCGTAAGCTTTAATCTTAACATGAAACAATTTTGTCATAATTCATTCTTTCTATCATAAAAAAAGGGGGCCCGTAAGAGCCCCCTTTAAATAAAAAATGCTTAAATATTAAGCACCTGCTGAACCGTAAATACCTCTAGGGTCGCTCCATCCAAACGAATATCGCTCTCTAGCTTTGTATCTTACGTTACCAGTATCGAAATCACCTTCCATCGATGTTCTGATAGGAGATCTTTCAAAATACTTCATTCCATTTGGAACGTCAGTCTTAACATACCAACCATTTGTATCAGTTAAGAAGTGATTCACAACATAACCTTGTGGAATCATTCCCATATTCTTGATAGCGTTGATATCGTTATCTGCAGTTCCAACTCTACCAGCAGACTTAGTTAAACGATCTGCAGTGAATTGAAGAGCTGTAGGGATAATTAATTTTTGTCCCAATGCAGCAATCTTTAAACCACGCTCATCAGTAAAGTTAGCGATATCAATTAACGCTTGCTCTAAAGATGTTTCGTTTAAGTCAGCTTGTGTAGCTAGTGTATTGCTGAAAGATCCAGCAATAGTAGCATGAGTTGTTGAGAACAATGGAGATCCATCACCGCCTGGGTAGGTAGTGCTGAAACCATTGTTGATAACGTTAGCAGCATAAATCTGCTTAGTATTCGCCATAGATCTTGCTAAAGCTTTTGTATATCTAGACGCTAGTCTGTCATACAAGTTGTCCTCAATCGCTTCTTCAGTGATTGCGAACGCTAAAGCAATAGTATTGTGCGTATATCTAGCAGTGAAGGTTTCATTAGCT